CGGTGAGCCGGGCTGTCAGTGGGATTCTAAAGATTACGAGCATCGCCGCCGCAAGAAGCGCCCCGCCCTTCAGGTTGATCAGATCACCCAGTTTGTTAATCAGGTTTCCAACGATATTCGGATGAACACGCCAAGTATCGACGTTATCCCCCATAGCGGCGGGGCTGACATTGAAACTGCTGAGATATATCAAGGCATTATCAGGGATATTGAGCATAACAGCAGCGCGGATGATGCGTATGATTACGCGGTTAATTCGGCGGTCAAGTGCTCCATTGGGTATTTTCGCATCGATCATCGCTATAAGGACAGCAATTCATTTGATCAGGAGCTGTTTGTCGAGCGGATTACAAACCCTCTGGCGGTTTACCTTGACCCATCCAGCACGAAGCCTGATGGCAGCGATGCTATGTGCGCTTGGTTTTTGGACGAGATATCAGTTAAGGAATTTAAGGACAAATACAAGGGTTTTGATCCGGTATCTTTTGACGGCGACAATCCCGGCGATAATGAAGATGGCAATATTACGATCTGCGAATATTTCAAGATCGAAGAAACGCCGATCACGCTTGCCAAGCTTCAGGATGGCAGCATCGTTGAGTTGGAAGACGGATCACCTGTTGAGGCGGTTGATACAAGGGATGCGACCAAGCGCACTGTGCGGCGCTATCACCTGTCTGGCGCTGATGTCCTGAACGAAACGACGTTCCCCGGCGACTACATTCCGCTTATCCCCGTTTACGGTGAGGAGGCATGGATTGACGGAGAGCGCCACGTTCATAGTCTGATACGCAAGGCCAAAGACCCGCAGAGGCGTTATAACTATTGGGCATCGACCGAAGCGGAATTGCTGAAGAAAGCACCAAAGGCTACAATTATAGCAGTCGGCGGTACGACAGAAAATTACGCGGCTGATTATATCGACCCTGATAACGCCGTTGTGCTGCGTTATGATCAGGTGGACGCAAAGGGCAACCCAGCCCCGCCGCCGCAGCTTAATGCAGGCCCGCAGATACCTTCAGGCATTGTTAATGCCATGCAACGGGCGGCAGATGATATTAAGGCCACGCTTGGGCTTTACAACGCATTCCTAGGCCAGCAATCAAATGAAACATCGGGTGTGGCCATACGCCAGCGCAAGATGGAAGGCGACCGGGCCGTTTATCATTTCGGTGATAATCTGGTCAGGTCAATTACCCATTTAGGGCGCATTCTGGTTTCTGCTATTCCCGAAATATACACAGGCCAGCGAATTGTGTCAGTTATCGGCGGTGAAGAAGATAGCGACAATGTTGGCATTAACGGCGCAAGGGTAGAAGGCCAAGAGCGCGATTATTTCCTCGATGACGGCAAATACAATGTGCGAGTGACTACAGGCGCAAGTTTCGCAACTATGCGTCAGGAAGCCGCGGAGTTCTTCCAGCAGGTCATCCAATCGCAGCCCGGACTTATGCAGGTCGCTGGTGATCTGATGTTCAAATATATGGACTTCCCCGGCGCTCAGGCGCTATCCGATCGGATCAAAAAAACCATTCCCCCGCAGCTACTTGATGAAACCGCACAAGATCCGCAAACGGTGGCCTTGGCGCAGGAAAATGAGCAGCTTAAACAGGCGCTGCAAGCTATGCAGGCCGAGCTTGGCAATAAACAAGCCGAAATGCAGATTAAGGTTATGGCCGAACAGAATGACGTTAAAGAGAGCCAAGACAAAAACCAGATTGAGCTGGCCAAGCTCCAACTTGAGCAACAAAAGCTAAATCAGGAATACGAAATTAAGCAGGCTGAAATCGCGCTGAAGCTGCGAGAGATTGCCTCTAAAGAAACACAGGCCGCAATGGCCGCCCAGCGTAATGCCGGGGAAGTAATGCTGCAATCGGGCAGCGAAAACCGAGAAGGAGCCTACTAATGGAAACTGAAGCACTGAATATTGATAACGAAATCTCTAACGCGGTAAATGCTGCGGAAGAAAAAGCGTCTGTTGAAGTTGAGAATGTAAAAGAGCCTGTAAGCGATGAACAGGAAGAAACCGACCTTGAAACCGAGGGCGGCGAAACCGAAGGCATCGACAAAGAGCTTAAAACCGTTCGCAAAGCACTTGAAAAGCGCAATCGTTATATCAATAACCAGCGCCAGCGTATTCGCGCATTGGAAGACCAGATGCAAAAAATGCAGCAGTCTTTCGAGCAGAATAAACCAAAGTCGGCTCCGAGTATGGAACAGTTTGACAGTGCCATTGATTATATCAAGGCAGATCAAGCCCATGCTTTAGATAAGAGATTCACTGAACAACAGCAGGAGCAGCAACTAGCCATGTTGCGGCAACAGCAAGACGCGGTACGGCAACAGCAGATTGCGGAGGTAGCCCAAAACATGAATGAATTGCTCAATAGCAATCATGACATGAAAAAAGTTATTTCCGACAATGCGGCTGTTATTGGTTCTATGCCACAGCACATTGAAAAGCTCATGTATGAGATTGACGATGCGCCAGCGGCCACATACGCGCTTGCCAAAGAGGGGAGGTTGCAAGACCTCTACAACATGCCGGAGCATATCGCAGCGGCTCATCTTGTTCAGGCTGAAATTCGCGGCCAGCAGTATTTGCAGCAGGCAGCAAAACCCATCAAAGAAGCGCCCAAACCGATAGGTTCGCTTAAAGGTGCGGGTAGAACATCAACAAAAAGTCTAGGCCAAATGAACCCAGATGAGCTGGGGAAATGGCTTAACAGTTAAGGAGAAATGAAATGGCTAATACTTTTAATACACTGAAAGATGCACCGGGCGTTATTGCTTCGCTTGGCGCTAAAATGCTTGCCGACAAGATGCAGTTCGTCAAGACGATTGAAAAAGAAGATTCGTCAGAGTTTGATGGCAAAAATGGCTATAACGCTGGCGATACGATCTATATCAATAAAAACGCACGCTTCTTGTCTGGAACAAGCGCGGATATTACTTCTGTTCTGCAAGACGTAAAAGAAGAAAAAGTCGCTCTTACTTTGGATCACCGCCGTGTGACGGGCATTGCTCTAACTTCGGCTGAGATTGCAACTGAGGCAGCTTTGAAGTCTTGGGCAAAGCGTATTCTTGATCCGGCTGTTTCCGAGATTGCTCAAAAGATCGAAGCGTCTTTCTTGGATAAGGCAATGGACGCAACGTCAAATTTGGTTGGCACTGCGGGTTCGACTGTATTCGATATGGATACAATCTTGGCCGCTGGTCAAAAGATTGACGAGCATGCCTGTCCCGATCTGGACAACCGCTATTGCTTGCTGAATCCGGCGGCGCAGCGTTCGGCATTGAACGCAAACAAAGGCCTGTTTAACAACGCAAATGAAGTTGGCAAGCAGTACCTGAAAGGCCGTATGGGTCAGGGCATGGGCTTCGAGTTCCTCTCGAACAACCTTCTGCCTACGCACACCAACGGCAATGACGTTGTGTTTGAGGTTCGCACGACTGTTGCAACCGAAGGCCAACTTACCTTGGTTGTGGAAGCTCTTACGACCACGACTGGCACTGTCAAAAAAGGCACTGTCTTTACGATCGCTGACGTTTATGACGTTCACCCGATCACCAAAGACAGCCTTGGCTACCTGAAGCAGTGGACTGTGGCCGCCGATGCGACCGCTGACGGCTCTGGGTATGCAACACTGACGCTGACGGAAGGGTTCTACACCTCCGCAAGCAACGGTAAGCAAAACATCACTGCGTTCCCTGTTGACGGTGCGGCCATTACTCCGGTTGGCGCTGCATCGACGGGCTACGTGCAAAACCTTGCCTACCACAAGTCGGCGTTCCGTATGGTGTCTGTTCCTTTGATCATGCCGGATGGCGTTGACATGGCAGCACAGAAAACGCATGAAGGCATCACGCTGCGGGTTATCCGTCAGTATGACGTCCTAACAGACAAGCTGATTATGCGTCTGGACTTCCTTGGCGGTATTGCTGCGGTTCGCCCTGAATGGGCTTGCCGTATCACGGCCTAATAAACAAGGGTGGTGGTCAATAGTGGCCACCACCCATCTTTAAACTTTCAGGAGAATTAAGATGAAAAAATATGGTTTGGTTGCCCTCAGTCTTGTGTTTGTTTCCAGTATTGCCCTAGCTGGTTATGATTTATCGCAAAAGTCATTCCCGGATGGCGTTAATACTACTCGTTCCTACACGGTCACAGTTGAAGATACGGCTGGTGACATTGTTTCTACTGATTACATTGCTATCTATCGGACGTTGACTGGCGAGGCAGAAATAATCAGTGCAGACAAGATTTATGGTTTTGGGGCTGCGAAAGCTGGCGAGTTTACCAGCATAACGGCTACTGGCGATCTGTCTGGTGACGGTGCAGATCAGCTTTACGGATTTCTGCAAGATCAGGTAGCCTCGACGACCGTAGCGATCACGGCGGCGCAGGCTGGTAAGACGTTCGTTAGCAACTCTGCTGACGTTATGACCCTGCCAGAAGCATCGACCGTCCTCGGCGCTCGTTATACGTTCGTCTGTGGCACGGCTGACGATTTTGACATCAACCCCGCTGACGGCACTGACCAAATCGGGTCGATCTCCACCACGAACGGCACGACTGGCGTAGTAACGCTCGCTCCTGCGGCTGGTGACGCTATCCGCTGCACCGACATCGGCGGTTCGATCACGCTGGAGGCGGTAGGCGCAAATCTTTGGGCACAAGTCGCTGGCGGTAATGGCGTCTGGACTGACGTAAACTAATTATTAACACTTGAAAGGAAAATAAAATGGCTAAGAATAAAGTAATAGACGAAGGCGCTCTGCATGCAGGAACAAAGAAAATCATCAACGATAATTTTGTTGATTATTCTCAATGTACAACCGAGTTTGATGTAGACAGCGGAACGACCGGAACGACCCTGACAAACGTAGCCGGAATGGTTACTGATGTTTTGAAGCCCGGAACGTACCATGTCTACATTCATCTTGACTGTCTTTCCACTGCAAACAGCGGCCTGAAAGTCGGGTTGAAGTTCGGCGGCGATCTTAGTGCTTCGATGCTGTCATCTTTAAAGATGGTTTCAAGAGCATTCACGGCTTCTGGTGTTGGCGTTGCGCGAGCAACGACTGCCACGGATGCGGCCAGCATTCAGGCCAGTACTGCGGCAATCATCAACAACGTAATTGAAGGCGTTGTTGTTGTGGCGGCAGGAAAGGAAGGCACTTTGCAGCTTCAGGCAGCACAGAACGCCAGCCATGCTGACAACACGACGATTTACACTAGTTCGTTCATGAAGTTTACAAAGGTGGCATAACTTGACAACCGCTCTGGGCATAATTAAATCGGCAATGAGGAAAAACGGAGCCTTGACAAAGGGCGACACGCCGGATTCCGATGAAGCCGCTGATGGGTTAGAAATGTTGAACGACTTGCTTGCAAGCCTTTCAAATGACAGCCTTATCGTTTATGCCCGGACGGTTGAGGGCTTCTCTCTGGTGGCGGGAACGGCTAGTTATACGATAGGGGCAAGCGCCACATTCAACACTACCAGACCGATCAAGATTGTTTCTGCCTACGTTCGGTCTGGAACGATTGACTACCCGCTTGAGATTATAAGCGATGAGCAATACGCGGCAATTACGCTAAAAAGCACCAGCGGAACGCCTGAATATTTAAACTACACCAACGCATTCCCGCAGGCCACGATCAACTTGTACCCAAAGCCAGCGGCGGCAGATACGCTTTATTTGGTCACAGAAAAGGAATTGTCTTCGTTCACTCTAGCGCAAACTGTTTCGTTGCCGCCGGGATGGAAGCGGATGCTGACCTACAATTTGGCTGTTGAAATGGCACCTGAGTACGGGCAGCAAGTTTCGCCGGAAGTATTCGAGCTTGCCAAGGAAAGCAAGGCGGCAATCAAGTACGCGGTTATGACTGCCAAGCCTATGCAATGGGATTCCGGGGTAAGCAGCACTGATAATATTTATGGGGGCTGGAATACTTGAAAATCGGATTAGTAGGGCCGACATATCAACAACGATCGCTTCCGTTTGACGCGCAGCGGTCTATTAACCTATTCCCTGTTATGGATCAAATGGGAAAAGAGGTTGCCGCCCTTTATTCAGCGCCCGGCAAGTCGTTATTTGCCACGGCAGGAAACGGCCCGATCAGGGATTGTTTTGCATCACAGAACGGCAGAGCGTTTGTGGTATCTGGTGACACCCTGTATGAGATCAGCAGCCTTGGCGTTGCAACAAGCCGGGGAACTCTCAATACATCTACAGGCCATGTAACGGCGGCAGAAAACGGCACGCAGTTGTTTTTGTGCGATGGTGATGATGGTTACACATTAACCTATTCATCGAATACATTCGCCGTTGTTTCTGATGTTGATTTCCCGTCTGCGGGCATGGTTGCTTATATCGATGGCTACTTTGTAATTAATGAGAATGATACGGGTAAGTTTTATATATCAGCCCTGAATGATGGAACGTCATGGGCGGCTTTGGATTTTGCCACGGCAGAAAGCAGCCCCGATAATTTGGTTGCGGTTGTTAATGCTGTTGGCCAGTTGTGGCTTTTCGGGTCAGAAACTACGGAAATATGGACGAATACAGGGGATTCATCGTTTCCGTTCCGGCGCGTGTCTGGGGCGAAGCTTGAAGTCGGCATTTTATCGCCGTTTAGCGCGGTTGAGATCGACAATAGCGTTGTATGGGTCGGGCGCGATGGATACGGCCAAGGCATTGTGTACAAGGCGCAGGGCTTCTCACCCATGCGGATATCCAACTCACCCATTGAGAAGCTGATACAAGAGGCCACAAGCCCTGAAAGCATTACCGCCCATGCTTATCAGGAAGAAGGGAATACGTTTTATATCCTGACTGGCGGCGGTCTTGGAACAACGCTTGTATATGACCTGACCACGCAGCAATGGCATGAACGGGCGCATTTAAATAATCAAGGCGAATTTGAAACGGATTTAGCCGCATCATACATGTTTGCGTTCGGCAAAACCCTTGTAGGGGATCGGCGCAATGGCAAGGTTTACGAGTTATCAATGGACTATTACAGCGATGGCGGGGATGAGCTTTGTAGGGAGAGAATTTTTACACATCTTAGTGACGAAGGGCAAAGAATAAGATATAATGCTCTGGAGGTCGGCTTCGAAACGGGGGTCGGTCTAACGTCTGGTCAAGGTTCTGACCCTACCGTTTCCTTGTCGCTCAGTAAAGATGGCGCTCGTACTTGGATTGACTGCGGATCGGCCACAATAGGCGCAATCGGGCAGTATCAAACTAAAGTAGAGTTTCGCCGTTTGGGAATTGCTGAGCAGATGACGTTTAAAATCCGCATAACTGATTCGGTCAAAGTAGCAATAACGGGGGCATATCTCAAATGAGTATTGAGCCTCCCCCGATTTCTGACTTATTGGCCGAACAAAACGGATTGCCGCGCATTCCGTGGATCATGTTTTTTAACAACATATTTGAGGGCGATGGCGGCAATGAATGGTCGCCCACGTTTACAGCCCTTGGCACGACAGGGACGCCAACGATCACGGGGCGGTATTACCGGATTAATCAACGTACCTGCTTGTTTTTTGTCACCATTGTTCCCGGAACAAATACATCGTCAGTTGCGGGCACGACATATATTAATAATTTCCCGCTTACATTTTCAACAAATAGCGTCTGTTTTGCAGTCACCGGAACGGGCGCGGTGCAGGCAATCGGCGGGATCAACGCGGGCAATAACGGGATTTATACGCCAGTTTGGACTAATTCAACGGCAACATTAACGGTAGTAGGGTTTGGGATAGTTACATAAGGAGCTAATATGACGACCGATGCAATATTACAAGATCAGGTTTTGCAACAGGCTGCGGATGCTGGCAGGGCGACAGATACAACGCTGGCGCACTTGACGATTGGGGAGGTTGTTATCCCTGCGGAAATGATGCAGGATGAAGAAGTCCAGCAGGCGGTAATGGCTATTTTCCAAGCGTATGGCATTAGCCCCGGTGAATACACAGTAGGTCACCCTGAAAATAAGATTAACCCTGAAACTGGATATCCTGAATTTTTCTTGGGGAAGATTTTTAAGGGCGTAAAAAGAATATTTAAGAAAGTAGCCCCGATTGCACTTCCCATTTTGGGATCAATGATCCCCGGTGTTGGCCCCGTACTGGGCGCAGCCCTTGGCGGCGCGGCTGGCGGCGCAGTAAGTGGCGGCGGTCTAAAGGGTGTCTTAACGGGCGCTGCTTTAGGCGGGCTTGGCGGTTACGCGGCTGGCGGCGCAGGTGGCCTAATGGGAAGCGCACCCGAAACAATCGCATGGAATCAGGGCGGGTCATCCCTGCTTAATGCCGGATCGGGTATTCGTGGTATTTTGGCAGGCGGCAATCCTAGCATTGTCAAATTCGCGCAAGGCGGGAACGCTATCACCGGAAGCGGCGGCGGTGGATTGGCAAGCTTGCTTGGCGGCGGTGGATCGACTGGCGGCAGTCTGGGATCAATCGGCAATATCGCACGCATAGGCGGCTCTTTGTACAGCGGCGGTCAGGATCAGGACGCGATGGAAAAGGCAGAGCAGCAAATGCTTGCAGCGCAAGGCAAAGCGGCTGGCGCATTGAGGCCGTACAGCCAAATGGGGCTGGACGCACAAAAGCAGCTGTCGCAAAATCTGCAAGCTGGATTTAACCCCGGTAATTTAACGTCAGATCCGGGCTATCAATTCAGGCTTCAGCAAGGGCAAGATGCGCTTAATAGAACGCTGGCCGCTCAGGGCATGGGGCAATCTGGCGCGGCAATGAAATCCGCTCAGGAATACGGTCAGGGCATGGCGGCCACGGAATACGGCAACGCATATGACCGCTGGCTGGCGCAAAACAGGCAGCTTGCGGGCATGGGGTCGCAGGGATTGGACACCGCTGGTCAAATGGGCGGTATTTACGGGAATATCGGTAATGTTCAGGGCGCATCTACACTAGGATTGCAGGAACGTAAAAACCGCACGATTGCGGAAATTTTGGCAGGGCTTGGATATGCTTAAGGACATTCTGGCAGGATTGAATCCACAACAGGCTATGCAACAGCAGGCGATGCAACAAATGCCCATGCAGGCACAACAAATGCCCATGATGCAACAGCCGATGCAGCTTGACCCGTACGGGCAACAAATGGGCGGTGTAAAGGCCGCATTGATGGGGAGGATGTTTAATGGCTTCTGATTATCAAATGCTCCGGCGCGGGATTTCGTCAGTAGGCGATTACGCCAAGCTGGAAGAAGAGTTTAAAGCCAAGAAACGGGCAGCGTTGCAGCAAGAGCAGATGAATGAAATGATGATGCATAAGACGCAGAAAGAGATTGAAAGCGGCGCTTCGTCCGATGATCCAGCGAATATCAGGGAATGGAACGCCTTTAAACAAATGACCCCTGAGCAGCAGAAACAATATCTGACAATGAAGCGGGCTTCACAGATTATGAATCTGGGGGGGACGCAAGAGGTTTTTGACCCGCTTTCGGGCGGCGTAAGCTCTGTGTTTAAAGTAACCCCGGAGCCGGAACAAATGCCCGACTTTAGAGCGAGTGTTGCTGGAGCCGAAACAGCGGCACGACAAGGGTTGCCGCCCGGACAGACGCCAATGACACCAGCGCAAGTGGCAGCTACAGAAAAAGCAGCGACAGGAAAAACAGAAGCAGCAACGGAGTTTCTTAATCAGAAATATCCGAGCGCAAAAACAAAGGGTGAGCAAGCACTGAAAAGCATTGCCGAATTAAGGGGTTCTGGTGGCAAAGGACTTGCTGATGACGTGAAAGCTATCGTCGGCTTTAGAAGCCCTATTAGCGGGGCTGTTCCTTTTACTGAAGACCCGAATATGCCGGGAATGCCAAGAGTTATTTCTGGAAGCCCGGCTGCATCCGGGAGGGCAAAAGTACAGCAGGCGCGGGGACAAGTATTTCTGGAAGCATTTGAAAGCCTCAAGGGTGGCGGCGCAATCACTCAAATTGAGGGGCAAAAAGGAGAGCAAGCAAAAGCAAGACTTGACGTAGCTCAAGACGAGGAATCATTCAGCGCAGCCTTAGATGATCTTGAAGAAGTGGTTAACAGTGGCATTCAAAATATTGAAAAAAGGAAGGCAGAGTACGAGCAGTTTTTAGGCGGTTTACAAGACCCTCTAGCAGCATCTCGTGCGGCCATTGAGGGCGCAAACGCGCAAGGGATACGCAACCAAAACCAAACTATTCCCACAGCGCCGCTTGACTTGGGCGCGGCGGCAGATGTTGAATTTAAGCTACGCAAGCAGGGATTTTCTCAGTCAGAGATTGACGAATATATGAGGGTGAGAGGTCTTAAATAATGCCCCTAACCGCCGATCAAATAGAAAAAATGGACGCAGCATTGGGCGGCGTTTCGGCTGGCCTTAGCTCGGAGCGCATGGCCGAGATGGACGCGGCTTTAGGCATATCAGCGCAGCCGCAATCACAACAAGGCGATGCTGGCGGCGCACCACGTGCAGCAGTATACGGTTTTTCAGGGGGCAGTATCCCATTTGGCAATGTTATTTCTTCCGGTATAGGGGCTGGCATTGCCAAGGCCGCAAGCCCGTTTACTGGCGAAGAAAGAACAATCGGCGAGCTTTACGAACAAGCGCAAGCAGATACAAAAGCAACGCAGGAGGCGCATCCGGGTGCTACATTATCAGGAAACATCGCAGGGATCGTATCAACCATGCCACTCGCAGCAACAAAAGGCGCGCAGGCCGTTGGTCGTTTTCTTGGCAGTGGCAAAGTTGCGAAAGACGCGGGATTGTTGGCAAAAACAGGAAGCCTCGCCTTACGATCTGGTAAGGGTGCAGTTGTGGCCGCTCCTGTTACCGCGCTTTATGCAGCAGGAGAGGCAGATCCCGGCCAGCGACTTGAGGCAGCTAAATCCGGTGCTATTATGGGCGCTGCTATGGGGGGTGCCCTGCCTGTGGCTGGCGCTGCATTAGGCGCGGCAGGACAAGGGGCAAAATCTGTTTACAAAGGCTTTAAAGCCCGTGATATTGAGGCTCTAAATCAAGCAGGCCAAGCCATAAAAGACAGGTCGTCGGCAGCATATAAAATCATGCGCGAAAGTGGCGCGACATTTAAGCCCGGCGCAACAAACAAAATTATTCAAAATATGCAAACGCAATTAATTGATGATGGGATACTTAACCCGCGATTGCACAAAAAAACCATTGATTTGTTTGAAGACTTTAAACAAGAGGCGCTTGATCAAAATATAACCCTAGAGGGGCTTGATCATTGGCGTCAGTTATTCGGTCAAGTCGCTGGTGAATTTGGCGACAAGGTAAACGCTAGAAAAGCCGCTATATTGAAAGATTCCCTTGATGACGCTGTTAATTCGCTTTCGGATGACGCATTTGCGGCGGGCGACAGCACAGCATTAAACGCCTTGAAAACAGCAAGGCAAGAATGGGCTAGGCAAAGTAAATTTAATCAAATTAAGGATATTGTAGAAGGCGCTTCTGGCGATGCTAATAAATTAAAGCGTGATCTGGAAAAATTCAGGCTAAACAAGAAAAAAATAAGAGGGTGGTCTAATGATGAGTTGGCCGCGCTTGAGTTTGCAGCCAAGCAAACTACTGGTGAGGGTGCATTAAAAATGCTGGGCAAATTTGGCTTTGATCTTGGATCAGGTCGCGCCGTTGGCAATACAGCGTTGCCTGTTTTGGGTTCTATAGCATCCGGTGTTGGAACGGCTTCCTTTGCCCCAGCCGTTGCAGTACCTGCCATTGGAACAGCGGCACGCGTAGGTCAAAAGATGGTCGCAAGAGGAAAAGCAGAGGACTTGCTAAAGGTTATAGAGGGTGGCGGCGAATTAAGCATGAAGGCCATAAACGCATTGCCTGAAAAAGAAAAAACCAAGGTTCTTAATTATATCTTAACCATGAATCCGGCCAAGGCAGCCGTAATAACAAACAATCAGAAGGTAAAATAAAATGGCAACCCTATACACACAACATTTTGTCCAGTTTTTCGATGACGACGGCGCACCTCTGGCGGGCGGGAAGCTTTACGCTTATGAAGCTGGCACGACAACGCCAAAGGACACATACACAAATGCAGGCGGTGGAACACCGAATGCAAACCCTGTTGTTTTAGATGCGGCAGGTAGGGCGACTGTATTTCTTTCTGGATCGTATAAATTCAAGCTGACCGATTCCGCGGATGTCGAGATCGAAACAACCGATAATGTAACATCGTTTCTGTCTTCTGCCGGAACTGGTGTAGGGGATATAACAAGCGACTTCACCGATACAGCCATAGCGCTTGGTGATAGCGTGGTGTTTTCTGATTTAAGTGACAGCGGCACGACAAAACGCGATACGGTTCAGGGAATTATCGACCTCATTCCTGCGATAACAGCGCCAACAAGACAGTATCTAACATCCGGCACTGGAGCCACATACACAACCCCAGCTGGGTGCGTTGCGATACTCGTTGAAATGGTCGGCGGCGGTGGTGGTGGTGGCGCAACGGCGACAAACTCTGGAACGGCTGGAGGCACGACTACATTCAATAGCGTTAACGCCGTCGGGGGTGCTGGCGGCGAGGCTGGCGGCGCTTCAGGCGGTGAAGGCGGCTACGCAACAACACCCGGAACCGGGTCTGCGACTTTCAGGGTCATCGGATCGGCGGGGGCGTGTGCATCATATGGGACGGGTTCTGAGGGTGGAGTCGGCGGAGGCACTCAATTCGGAGGCGCTGGAAGGGCGGGGGTTCTCGGATCATTAGCCGGACAAAACGCGCAAGCCAATAGCGGCTCTGGCGGCGGTGGTGCGGCGGGTAACGGCGCGTCAAATTTTGGTGGCGGCGGCGGGCAGGCTGGGGAACTTGTTCATTTATATATCGCGTCACCTTCGGCCACTTACACATACACGGTCGGGACTGGCGGGTCAGGTGGTTCTGCCGGAACAAACGCGGGCGGCAACGGCGGCACAGGGATGATTATCGTGCAAGAATTTTATCAATAACAGCTTAATAAACAGGAGGACTAAATGGCTACAGTAAAACTACAATCGTACAACAAAGGAAACGTTCAACACGTTAAATGGGAGGCTCTGACAACGAATGACTACGGCCAACCTTGGGAGCTTGCCAGCCATGGAGACAAAACATTCCAGATTTTGGGGAATTTCGGGTCTGGCGCAACAGTCGTGCTGCAAGGGTCGAATGTATGGAATCCGGTATTGACGACCGATGATGACTGGGAAAGCCTCACTGACACCACGGAAACGGCCATTAGCGCGACCTCAAAGTTAGGCGGGCAAATTCTTCAAAATTATCGTTGGGTCAGGCCAAAAGTTACTGGCGGCACAAGCCCGGATCTGGATGTTTTAATCAGCGCAGCAAGGAGTTACTAATATGGACACGCAAGAACTAAGAAAAATTATCAACGATGGTTACACGAAATTTAAAGCATTTGAAGAAGGCAAAGACGCGCTCAAGGCTCTGGATGCATTGAAGCAATCCGAAGTCGATATTACAAAGCGCGTTATAGCCTTGACAAATCAAAAAAGCGGCTTGGAAGTTGCTGTTTTGGAAGCTGAAAGGCGGGTTGTCGCGGCGGCGGATGATGCCAAAAGGATAGTTGCAGAAGCCAAGGACAAGGCAGAAAAGCTATTGCTTGCAGCGGGCGAGAAAATTGAAGCAGAAAAAACTAAGGCCAGCAAAGAACTTGCTGCAATTTCTGCGGAAGTCCTGAAAAAAATGGAGCTTGTCAAGCAAAACGATGAAAAGATTGCCGATCAGTCAAAAGAGCTTGCATCAATTACCGCCGCGCTTGCCAAGGCTAAAGAAAAACTAAAGGGCTTCATGGGTGAGTAATGGCAAACATCGTAATAGCAAACAACGGCAATCTCGAAACCCCGGCAACATACGATGAAGGTGGCAATGTGGTCACTCCCGCTATTCCCGCCGCTCCGTCAGCGGATATTAAAATCACGGATGCGAATGGCGCGGTTAGTATTATCTCGGCAGGGCAGTCGATGGGGCTTCCACTAGGGGCATTAACGATTGAGGTTGTTTAATGACCACGTATTACGCTAGGGCAGGCGGCGGAAACTGGAGCGCGGCATCCACATGGTCGCTGACATCCGGCGGCGGGGCTACTGGTTCCACCCCCACGGCTGCGGATGACTGTAAGTTGGACGCAGCATCCGGCGCAGTTACCATTGACGGAACATCCGGCTCACCCAGTCTTTGCAGGTCGCTGGTTTGCACAGGGTATACAGGAACATTGACGCACGCCGCCGCGAAACACCTTACTATTGGTGACGGCACTACCGGAAATCTTACCATAGTTGCAGGGATGACTTATAGCCCATCTGGAACTTCATTTATTAATTTTGTATCGACAACAACCGGAAATCAAATAACTTTTGGAGGCAAGCAGTTTGGGTCACTGACCTTCAACGGCGCGGGTGGGGAGTGGCTTTTTCAAGATACCTCCTCGCTTCAAACTTCTTCCACGGTTACATTGACCGCAGGAACCCTCGATTTTAACAACCAAACTATCAACTGGACTGGCGGCAATACCTTTAACGCCAGCGGAACAACGACCCGCGCTCTTAAATTAGGATCGGGAACAATCACGCTAAGTCAAACTGCGACTTGGAATATTACCGACAGCACGAATTTAACACTGACCCCGTCTACATCGACAATATCTTTTACTGGAACAACCCACACGATTTCTTTTACGGGCGGCGGGCTGACGTATTATAATTTGTCCTGCACCAGCCTTACGACAGGCAACCTCACCATTGGTGGTGCGAATACATTTAATAACCTGACTTTATCGTGTGGCGCAAATACTACATCGCAATTTATATTCTCAGCTAACCAAACGATTACAGGAACGCTGACAGGCAACGGCAACAGCGTAATCAACAGAGCCTATTACAGATCAAGCGTTAAGGGTACGGCAAGAACGCTGACAGCAGCCACTGTCACCATGACGAATATAGACCTGCAAGATATTACTGGCGCGGGCGCAGGGTCATGGGACTTATCGGCAATCACTGGCGGGTCTGGGGATTGCGGCGGTAACTCAAGCATCACGTTTACGACACCAGCCAATCAATATTGGGTTCCGACAGGTGGAACGTCAACAGGGTCAGAGGGCGATGCTACGCGGTGGGCGAACGCATCTGGCGGGACCGCTGGCACTGGTCGATCTCCGTTGCCGCAGGACACGGCCTATTTTGATGTAAACTCCATAGATGCCGGAAGCCGGACAATCACACAAAATAAACCCCGCATCGGGGCGCATATCTGGACTGGCGTGACGAATACTCCGACATGGACGACCAGCACAGCCGCATCTGTTTTCGGGTCGATTACGTTGGTTTCAGGAATGACGCTAACGGGATCATCACAGGCATACACGTATGAGGGGCGCGGTAGCAGCACAATTACCTGCGGCACTAAGTCATGGGCAAAGTCATGGACGGTGAATTGTGCCGCCGGAACATTAACGCTTGGAGATGCTTTTTTATCGACGGCGGGCGTAATTGTTTCTTCTGGAACATTCGACACATCAACCTTTAATCTTGCCGCGTCATCTTTGTCTATATCCGGTGGAACGACAACCATCGGCGCAGGTGGATTTACACTGACCGTCAACGGAGCGTTTCAGGTGGCGGCTTCAAGTTGCACCTGCACCGTTAATGGGGCATCAAGCGCGATTACATTTACAATGAGTGACGCGGGCAATACGACATCCACAGTGTTAAACGTAAACGCTGACATAACATGCTCAGGCGCTTTATTGTATGCCACGGGATCATTAAATATTACAGACGCGACCATCACGGGAACGAATGCAGCACTATCAGGGGCAGGGGTTGGCGGTGGTGGAAACTCTAATTTATTAACGGGGAAACTATGACATTACACTTAGGCAATATACCGGCATCATCCACAATTTACATCCCTTTCCACACGTTCAACAGCAGCGGCGGCAGCGTGACAATCACGGGGTTGGCGGTGGGCGATATTCTGATTTATAAAAACGGCGGCACAACAGAGCGCAGCAGCACAGCCGGATTTACCCTGCTTGACACGGACGGAATTGACTTTGCCGGAAAAACTGGCTTGCATGGGCTCAAGATCGACCTATCAGATAACACTGATGCGGGGTTTTATGCGGCGGGAAATCATTATATGGTCGCCGTTTCAACGATCACCGCAGACGGTCAAACCGTCAGCTTTTGGGCGGCAACGTTCTATATTGGGCCTGCTGAAGTTAACGCGATCCAGCTATCATCTGCTGCACTAACATCGATCAACGGTGAAGTGGTTGACGCATTGAACGTAGATACATACGCAGAGTTAAGTTCTGTTCCTGCTGCGACAAGCACACTTCGCCAACAGATTAGCTGGTTGTTTATGCAAGCTCGGAATAAAATTACGCAAACAAACACGACAAAGACCATTAGAAACGATGCTGACAGTGCTGACGTTGCCACAGCCACGGTTTCAGATGATGGAACTACAACAACAAGAGGAGAATTTGTATAATGACCGATAATATTACATTACCTGGAACTGGATTAGTTACGGCCACAGAGGATAGGGATGGTATTCACTATCAAAAGGTGTTGATCGACAATATGCCGTTTACGGCTTTTGGTGAACTTGCAACAGCTTACAGAACACCGCAGACACAAATCAAATTTCCCTACGGTATTATCAATGCGGATTTAGCCAGAGGGTTGACAAATAAATCTGGAAGCTCTGTTTCCGCGACAGGGGGGCAGGCCGTCATTACTTGTTCATCATCCGCGCAAGCCTTCTCGCAACTCTTAACGAACACCCCTTTAAGGTACGGCCCCGGACAAGGCGCTGTTGCGATGGGGACGTGTTTATTCTCATCCGGTGTCGCCAATAGCACACAAATTTTCGGTGCTGGTGATGACGACGAAGGATTTTTCTTCGGCTATAACGGAACGTCATTCGGGGTTCTGCGGCGCTCTGGTGGCTCTCTGGAAATCAGGGAATTAACGATTACTGCTGCGGCGACATCATCGAACAACATCACGATCACAGTTGACGGTACGGCGGTTGTTGTCGCTGTAACCAGTGGTGATACTATTTCTCAAGTGGCGGAAAAGATTGTAGCCGCAGCCTCAGACTTCTTTAATGCTGGTCGTGGATGGGAAGTAACAACCACCGACAGCGTTTCTATTCAGTTTTTGAGTTTGGTCGCTGAAAACGCCGCAGGCAGTTTCTCGTTCAGCGGTGGGAGTACAGGTGTAACAGGTTCATGGGCGACACTTGTAACCGGGGTAGCGCCCACGCAAACATGGGTAACACAGGACAACTGGAACGTGGACACTATGGATGGTAATGGCCCATCCGGTATGACGCTCGATCAGACCAAGGGCAACGTCTACCGAATCCAGTTTCAGTATCTTGGGTATGGGATGATTACATTCTCTATCGAAAATTCTACAACTGGTACATTCCAGACTGTTCATCAAATCCGGTATGCTAATGCTAATACAACTCCGTCCCTTGTTAACCCAAGTTTACCACTCTCATGTATTATTAAAACGGAAACCGGATACAGTGGCGGTAGTCTAACATTAAAAACTGCTTCAATGGCTTCGTTTGTTGAAGGAATGGAGGACAAATATCAGGGTATTCGTCGCTCTATGTCAGCAACAAAAACTATCGGGACGACTGAAAACGTCCTCCTGAGCCTAAGAAATTCTCTGGCCTTCAATAGCAAGTATAACAAGGTTTCCGTTTACCCCGATCACATCGCATACTCAAACGATGGAGGGAAGACAGTAGAGATTATTCTTTATGACCTTCCGGCCAGAGTAGCTGGCGGCGCGGCACATACAAACGTGGAGACAAATGTATCTAGTATTTCGTACTCATCTACGGGGACAACGATAACAGGTGGTAAACGATTGATAACCATTCAAGTCGGTGCGGGTCAATCTGGAGTGCGCGATCTTAAAGGTCTGGAACTGTCTATTAGACCGGGTAGACGATGGGTGTTTTCTGCGAGAGCTTTGTCCGGCGCAGGGGGTGATGTAACAATCTCGTCAACATGGATTGAAAGGGTGTAGATGCCATTAATACCGTTATTTTTACAGCCTATCCTAGAGAACACGCCGGATGGTCAGACACGCGCTCGACTTATGAGCTTTTGCAGCTCGTCAGATACTTTTCTACTGCCGATCAGTGACGGCGGGTTAAACAAGAACGACAGGGCGCAGTTCCTTGGGTTGGTGGATTTTACTAATAAAAGCATACGGTTTTTTTATCTCATGTTAGGGAGGATGGTAGATGTTTAAAAATACATCAGGTCAAAAAATAAGAGTTTTCGCGTTCAACACGATAACAAATACGCCCGAAACAGGTGATGCAGCGAACATAACCGCATATATCAGCAAAGATTATGGGTCACTAGCAGCCTTAAACGATACCGTGGCGACTGAGCAGGATTCAGTTAATGCCAAGGGTTTTTACATCTTCGACCTGACACAAGCGGAAACGAACGCCGATGTGCTTGACTTTTCAGCAAAGAGTTCTACGGCAGATATTGAAGTAATACCAGTATATGCAACAATATACACAAGACCACCCTACTTTTCAACGACAAACATAGACAGCAGCGGAAGGGTTGCTGTTAATGTCGTGCAAATTAGCGGAGACACAACCGCCGCCGATAACGCTGAAGCGTTCTTTGACGGCACGGGATACGCCGGAACGAACAATGTCATCCCGACTGTAACGACGCTTACCAACCTTCCTGCGATTACGGCTGGCTGGTTGACTGCGACTGGAATAGCGGCAGACGCGATCACGGCTGCGAAGTTGGCCGCAGATGTTACGACAGAATTACAAAGTGGCCTTGCTACGGCATCGGCTCTCGCCACGCTACAAACAACGGCAAATGATATTCTGGTGGACACGGCGGTTATCGGCGCGGCTGGTGCTGGTCTAACAGCTATTCCATGGAACGCATCATGGGACGCAGAAGTACAAAGTGAAGTTGATGATGCTCTGGTTGTACACCGTCTTGATGAGCTGCTGAATGCTGATAGCGATATTGATGGCGCAGCTCCGCCAACGGTCGGCAGCGTGTTCCATGAATTGATGAC